TGCTTCTCCACAAAAAGCATCAATACAATATTCCTTTACTAACTTTTGAGAAATGTTAAGTAATGGAAGCATGTAAATAAACGTTTTAGATACATTTGTATTTGATGAAAGACTTTTCCGCATATGCTATTCTTTTATAAAAATTTGCATTTCAGTATCTTTATCTGGGGAAATAGCTCTTTCCGAATCAAACTTTTCAGGAAATCTGATCTTTAGCTTGTCACAATTCTTCTGTAATATCACACTGATATCCATCTTATTAAATCTTATAAATTCACTAAGATAGAATAGTAAATCACCTGTCTCATCCATAAGTTGTTCTTGTGAGAATAATTTCCCATAAGCCATTTTCTTTTTGAACAGGTCTGTAATCTCTCCTAATTCTGTTACCATACCAAATAAGGTGTGGTTTATATTTTTTTCTGTATCATGTAGATCAGCCATAGTACGGCTGGTCTTAGTACTAAATTCTTCAAAAGTCATAATTGTATTGGTTCTAAATATTGAAAATTAGAATCCGTTTCTAAGGGCTTTTCTAGAATTTTAAGTAAATTATAGTTTGTGTTAAATTTGTTTATACCTGAATATTCACCATAGTATTTAATATACTCTCCTAAAATTAATGCTGGTAGACTTAACTCTAACCTAACATTATTTACTAATAAAGCTTCTACATATCTAATACCTCTACCTGGTAAGCCTTTTATATTATCAGACCTATCTCCCGTTATCATGCTAGACCAGAAAGCTTTTTCAGCATCTTCTGGTGTAGTACTTATAAATGTCTTTTTAACTGGGTTATAATGTAGTCCTGGTAATAGTAAAAGGTCTTTATCAGTAGATACTATAATAGTATTATCATTCTTATGTATGTTCAATAAATCATCAGCCTCATATGGAGCTTTATAAATAAAGTTCCAATTATCTACTAGATGATTACGAACATCTCTGAAAAATTCAGGTAATTCTTTTTTCACTCTATTAGCTTTGTAATCAGGCGAAATTTCTTTTCTGAAATTGGGGGAACCTGTTAGAAATCCTAAATAGTGTGTTGCTTCTGTTACTTTAAAAATCTCTTGTAAAAAAGTATCCGTAGAATTTATAACGGATTCAAGAGTGTTTTGAGGGGTATTTGCTTTTTGATATGAGCAAATATACATTAAGAAATCACCGTCGATTAAAGCGGTAATCATAATTTTATTATCTTTTTATAAATTTCATTAGTTATATTAATATCATAAGCAGCATCATGTAAAGAATCTTCTTTCACAGGAACATCTAATTTCTTAGCTATAGTTCCTAACTTAAAGTTATCTGTACTAATATTTCTTATCATGAATTTGTATGCTACTAAATTTAGTACGTCTACTGGTACCTTATGAAAATAACTACCATAAAATTTATTATTATTCTTGTTAAATAGTTCCCTTATAAAATCGCTATCAAATTTAGCATTATATCCTATGAAATAACATTTATCAGTTTTATTAAAGGGATCTATATAGGTATTCAAAGTTTCTACTAAGTTTTCATAAATGTTTTTGTTAAAATTTACTCTTTTCTTTATTTTACCGTTTTGTTTTATGATACCAGCTAACTGAGTAATTATACCTGTTTTTGGATCTAGACTTTGATTTGTCTCAATGTCTATGAAAAATTGTTTCATTAAGTTTCTTTGTTTACTATCTTCTCAATAGCTTCCCTTACATCTCTTTGGTTTCTTGGTAAGAATAGTTTATATTTCTTTTCTGAAGTTGATAAAATATATTTAAATAACTTCCATCTGATTTTAAAGGCATCTGTTTCAAATCCTTTAACTTCTATTATCCAGTCCTGATCTATACCGACAAAATCAGGTTTATAAGTTGCTCCACGTATTTTTTTACCATCATATTCGAATGGGGGAATAAGTTCGAATGATGTGGGTTCGTAAGCAAATTTTAAACCTGATTCTAACAGTAGCTTATAGGTAAAAGCTTCTAATGCAGAATGAAACTTTATACCATCTATTACAGTTATTCTAGCATTCTTGACTTTCCTATTATCAACCTTAGTTGCCTTAGGAGTCTTTGGTGGTTTTTTAACCATTGTATCGTTTCTAATTTTTGGTTTTTTGTGTCTTCTTCTCATGGTTTTAGTTTAAAAGAATTGGTACTTCTTTTGGATTGTATTCCTTCGGATTAGCCTTACTTGAATTTCTAGTAAAATCTAAATTACTAGTTTCTACATTATAAGGAGTATAAAACATAAAGTCAGATTTAATAAGCTGATTTAAGAAAGCAAAAGAGCTAACAGCTTCTTTAATACTTTCTTCTTGGAACTTAGTTAAATTTGTAGATCTTTCTAAAAGAAATAATGCTAAAGCTAGTGGTGATACATCATATAATAATACATTAGTATTACTTGTTATCTTCTTTATAAGATTTTCTCCTAACATAAATAAGGACCTACAATTATTCTTAATAATCACACCTTTTCTATTAGAATGTGATTTTGAATTAAAGGCTCTTATAAATTCCTCATCTTTACAAATATAAATATTATCCTCTACAATATTATAGAGCTTTTTAGTGTAACTTAAACTGATAGTACCATCCTTATTAAATAATGAGAGTCTACGTAAGGCATTATAAGAAACTATAAAATTACTTAAAGCCATATTACTTACACTATCAGTAATAATCTCACCAGTTAATTGATCTACTCTACTACGTTTAGCCCATTTAGGTTCTATAATAAATACGCTCTCTAATAATCTAATTGGTGTTTCGATAAATACATTTTTATCGACATTAGAAACGTTAACTCTGTTTACATTTAACATATTATTGGTAGAATCATACTTTATAAAACAATCTTCATCTGAGAATGACATTATTTTATAATTTACGAAAAATAATAAACTATTCAATAACTTTAAATCAGCAGGTGTAACACCATAAGATTTACGATAATTGTTATTAGCTATTATTTTATTATAAATAACCTTATCTACCCTAAAGTTAAGAAACGGATAATTATATACGTTAACCCTAAAAGTAGAGTTACTGAAAGTAGAACAGACCCCATAAGAGTCGTAGCGAAAAAAGATCTCATCGTTAGAATCCTCCTCATTCCTATTTATTTCAGTTTGAGGCCCTACAAGACTTTTATTAGTAACACCACATATGTTGTTGTTCACTCCACTCTTTGAAGTCGATTGCAGAGCCAGATGGGGGTTTGATGAAGATCCTCCAAAATCATAAACTTTTCTAGAGTATCCTTCATTAGAAAATACTCCTAAGTTATCTACAGTTTTCCAGCCTGTACCAATATAAACTGGATCAGTATCAGCTATTGGGTATAAGAATACTACCTTACTCCAACTTAAAATATTATAAGGAGCTGAGTCTAATAGCCTCTCTACCTTTTTAGGATTTCTAAACAGAGCTGTTTGAAATAACTTAGAACCAGCTATTTTATGAGCAAAGTCTGAAGTGTCTGAATTATTAGCTAGTAATCCTCTATCACCTAAACCTTTAAATACTCCATTATGAGCTAATATTGGTTTAGTAACTTTACCTTCAGTTGTTAAAACCTCATCTAAATCTTCAGAACATACAAATGGATGAGCTAATTCCGCAGTATTACCACCATGAGTAGCTATACGACCATGTACAATAAGTACATCATCAATACCAGGTTTTAGTTCCATAATATCTTTGTAAATATCAGTTACTTTACGTACGTAACCTTTTTTAATATAAATTTCAGATTCACCAGCACGACGTAAGGCAAAACCTGCACTATGATCGTTAGTACTTAAACCACTTTCTATAGCTTGTTTTACTTCGGCTGTTGTTTTATCTATCCCTTTTGGGAATACACATACTATGCACATATTTCCTTTAATTTTAGGTCTTTAACTACAGTTAATGATTCAGATTCGTACTCTTTAATTTCTTCCTTCTCTAAGTTTTTCGAACTAGAGTCAAACTTATTCTTACGCTCATTGAAGTATTTAGATAGCGACGCACTTTCAATTTTTAAAGGGCAGATATCTTCTAATACTTGTTCGATTGTAAGAGGTTTTAAGTTACCAGATAAGAAATTTGATATAATTCTACTAGCATAAGTTTCAGCATATTTAGTAATAAACATACATAACAATATCCAGTTTTTAATTTTAATAAAGTTTAATGATGCTGGGTGAGGTCTAAACTCAATAGTAAAGACATCTTTACCTTTCTCATTAAATAGTAATGGTACAAGATTTATCCACTCATACCTTGGTGTTTTATGATTGTAATTAGCCTTCTTACCCATTGGGTGATTACAATTCTTATTTAAGTATTTACCTAAAGGAGCATTTTTATCCTTAGCTTTACTTAACAAGAATTGTTCTTTACCACCTAACAAGTCTAGAGCACCAACATATTCAACAATATCATCATAAATTCTATTTACAACGAATTTATCAATAGTATTAGTTTTATGTTGTGCTGCTAATTTTTTAATAATATTGTTTGGTATAAGTCTACAATATTCATTAGATCTACGAGTAATAGGTAGAGTTAAGAATATGTCATCTTGAAGGGCATGACAAAGTAAGAATATAGCTACGCTAAACTCTTGACTAGGCACAAACCCACCAACATGTACGTGTATACCACAATACTTATCAATAGTAGATCTTGCTGATAAATAGTTTACTATTTTCTGTAAGTGCATAAGACCAGCATCACCAGTTAAGACACCAGTAACATATTCAGGTCCACCCTTACCACCATTTAGAGAACCATCTCTAACACAAGACATATTAAAGATATTCTTTACATTATTAGCTACAAAAGATGTAGCACATTCTACTTCAACACCAAAGGTGTATGTTAGACCAAATGTAGATCTGAAAGAAGGGCTTTGAAGACCAAATCTATAAGCACTCTCCTTATCTCTTACATCTTTGAAAGAAATCTTTTCATCAAACTTATTATAATCCCTATAGCTAACAAGATCTTTATCTATAGTATTAACACCAAAAGCTCCTATACCAGGAAATTCTACAATAGTATCTGCTGGAGTCTCTGATATTAAAGTTTCTAAAGCTGGTATTGTAACTTTATAGATATGACCTGTCTTATGATCTATATAGGAAGGTAATCCTTCCATAAATACATCTAAAGCTTTCTCAAAATGAGGTGTAATAATATTTTTATTTACATCAAATTTTGTTATTACATTCTTAGGAGCAAAGTGGTCAGCAGGCACTTTTAACTTAGTTAATGAGCAAGTAAAGGTATTATTTTTACTCATCTCATTAAAGGTTTCCTGTAAAACATCTAATGTAGGCTCTTTGGTTTCAGTCTTATTAGACCCTAATAAGCCAGCACCAATTCTTCTAGAATAATTAGACAGTAAGTATAGTATAGAAGATTTTACTCTTAAATCATATGCCTCTGTTATAATATCCCAGGTATTACTTGAGAAGGCTGAGCTCTTTAAAGACTTCCCAATATCAAGTTTTCTAACCGTTTTATCTTTTGGTTTGTTGTTTGGTTTTTTAGGCCCAGCCCCATACATTCCAGGTCTTTTTAATATTTCTTCTAATGACATATTTTTTAACTTAAGGCATGTTCACTATTTTCGACAGAATGATTATCATAAATGGATATTACATCCATAGAAATTTGTTCTAATTCATCTAAAAGGGTAGCTAAGGCTAAATCACCTATTTTGAAGTCATCACCTAACAAATTTAAACTATTAGCAATTTGCTCTTTTAATTTTGTTATATTTTGGTAAGTTCTTTCTAGACTTTTAGTTAAATTATTATTATCAAGCTCATCAAAGTTTAAGTTTAATTGATTTTCAATAATACTTCTAAATTGATTATTATCTAAAGCTTTAGACTCTAAATTAAGTACTTTACGTAATTTAGTATCTAATACTGAATAGATTTTCTCTTCAGTAATACCTTTAAACTTATTAATCTCTTCTGGAGATACACTATCAATAAGTGTTTCCACTCTTTTTACCTCATCTTCAAGTTTAAATCCTATCTCATCAGCAGTTTCTGTTAATAGTTTCTGAGTTGTTATAGCTTCTAAATGCGATACATCCATTAGTAAGTCCTTGTTAGAGTCTAGTAAGGATGTGACAGTTACACTTCTTTGAGTTCTTGATGTAAGTGGTTTAACTATAATAAATAATTCATGTTTAATACAAGCTCTTACTTTCTTTTTATTCTTTTTAGTAGTTTGATAATCAAAGTCTCGTACAGCTCTTACAATATTACCTTTTTTAAAGAAAGCGTTATAAGAATTTATATCTAACTCTGATGTATAAACTGAGCCCGAATTATCCTTATCTTCAAAGTTTTGAGCAGCTTGTACTTGGAAAGAACTATTACCTGGACCATGATTAGCTTTAGTATAACCTTTTATATAAGTGTAGTCTGAATCATTCAGAATACCCTTATTATAATAACTTGATGTTTGTTTAACTAATAAATTAAATCCAAATAAATCTTTAAGGTCTTTAATTTCAGAGAAATTAGAAAGTAAAAGACTATCTGGGTCAGAAGCTCTTGCTACTTTGAAACTGGTTTTTACTTTACCATTCTCAAATTTATACAATATATTTTCTTTAATTTCTTTGATATTAGTACAATCAATTACTTTTAAAGATTCTTCTGTAGAACCAAAGTAAATACCCTCACCCTCAATAAACCCATAACATAAGGGTCTATCACTATTTCTATAAGCATAGAGAATTGTAGGTTCTTTATAATTATAGAATAATATTGCTGCAGCACCTATCATTTCAGATAGTACTTTGTAATTATTATCTTTATGTAATCTGGCGAATATAACCATACTATCTACAGGATAGTCAATAGGAAATTGACCCTCAGGTATTAATTTAGTATGATTGTTTATTACACCATTATGAGCACCTACGATATTCTCATATCTGAAAGGATGAGCATTTGTAGCTTTCTTTTCACCATGAGTTTTTTGTCGTACGTGACCTATAAATATCTTAGAGTCATTTAGTTTACTAAAGTCGATATCTTTAGTATCATACATACCTTCAAGAAATTTAGAGGCAGAATCTGCATTCTTTACTACACCAATTTCTGGTGAAAAGATTCCAGTAGAATCTTTACCTCTAGATTCTGAAAGATATTGTAATAACATTTTTGCTCTGAGTATATTTAGTTTACCAGAATCTATCGATTGAAATCCAACTAATCCACACATATCTTTTTTTGATTATACTTTTTCTTTAATTAACGGTTTGATTTCTAAGAAGCTACAGATTTCTCCAGCAACCTTAGTGTTGTTATTAACAATAATATCGTCAAGATCTTCAATAGTATTGATGTTAAATTTACTTAATATACTATTAATATGAGTATATAAATCATTATACCCATTAATCATACCTCCTGATATACTAGTTATTCTTGAATTTAATGTTTTTTCTATTAGTTTAATTCTCTCAAAGATGGCAGTTACCATATCTAAAGACTCTAACCAATAATTAGAAAGAACTCTATATTCTAAACCATAACTTTTAGGACGGTGAGATCCTGGTTTACCATATAATAATCTCCTGTTAGTATCAGGATCTTCTAATACAGAAGGGATACCTAAATACAAATCACATAATAAAATTATAGTAGAAGTAAGTCTTTGTAAAGTAGTAGGATCTTTAATAGTACAAATAGAATCAAAGTAATCTAAATGGATATGACCACCACAAGATCTTAAATTCTTATCTGCACAATTTGGTTTTGGGTTAACTCTCATACCACCAGCAAAGAGATCAGTAATTCTATTTGAACCATTATTTTTTAATGTACCCTTAGGATAATATGGTGTAAAATCTGGTTCACAACCAAAAACCTGAGCAATTGGGTTATCTAGTAGTTTATCAGGATATACAGCACTTGCTATAGTAGCAAATGAATATCCTGCTGGTAAAAATTGTAAGGCTGCTTGTTTAGCATACTGTAAAGCATCCCATAATTCTTTAGGCGAATTTGTGGGAGGAACACAAAATTCAGCCATAACGTTATCAACTTGTACGTAAGTACCATTACTCAAATCAAATGGTGTTTCTTTAGTACCAGGTAAGAAATCTATAGATGAAGCTAAATTTCCTTCAGCATCTAATACTACAAATTCTGGATCGGTTCCAATATGAGTAATTTTAATCATTGAATTTACTTTTTATAAGTTTTGGTAATTCTTGTTGATACTTTTTAAGTGTACCTTCACCAAATGAAGGTGCTGAGTTAATCTCAATAATAATGAAATCTACAACCTCACGGTTCTTAATTTTAGTTTTACCTGTAGTATTCTTTTGTACACGTACATCTACAGCACCAAAGTCCAATCCTACAGCTTTTAGAGCTTTAACAGACTCTTCTACAATTTTATTCCAACATGTAGGTTTATCAAATAATGGATTTTCCTCTAAAATCCATACACAGTTATTATCATTTTTATACCAGCGTTGATCCTCTGGTGTATCTTTCTTAAGCATTTTACGATTAGTATAGAATACACCATCTTTAGTTACGTGTAATCTGTACTCTTTATCGTAATTATAATATTTTTCAAAGATATAATTAGAACCAGTTTTGTCCTTCATATCTTTTAAGAATACTTCCATATCCTCAGCAGATTCGATAAGATAATTACCATTACCTCGTGAACCGAAGTGTGATTTAGCTACCATTGGGTAAGGTAATTGGAGCAAGCTAACTTTATTATCGTTACTAACAAATTCCTTACCATTTAAAACAAACCATTCTGCAGTTTTAACATTATGTTCTAAGAAAGCTTTCTTCATAGCTAATTTATTAGCTGATGTCTGACAAGCTTTAATACTATTAATTTCAATAGGGTTACCTAGTGTAGGCGTAGAACTACCAAATCGAACAATTACTCTTTTAGGATACATTCCTAAAGTACCTCTAATAGCATCATGTGATGGATGTCTTGATCTTACTTGAGCTCTAAATTTAGTATACTCTTTCTTACCTACAGGGGTAGTTGTAGTAGTTTTTTTAATAGTCTTCTTTGTTACTTTAAGTGGAATTGGTTTGTGTTCCATTATAATTTCTTTAAATTATTGATGTGAATTAATGCTTGAAACCCATCTTTTGTTCTCTCACATAATGCAGAGTGCTTTTGTGGGGTTTTGGAGTTATGAAATATTTGTAATACTACTAACTTATCTCCGTATAAGAATTGACTATATTTGAAATCAGTTTTAATAACTTTAGTTAAGTCACCAATTCTTATAGTCTTATCTTTTGGTGGGTTATACCCATTAAAAGAATTAGAATGGATATTACACAACTCAGCATAGAATTTTAATGTGGTAGTTAAACCTTCTAACTTTGTTGATAATATGACATCTAATGAATTAGTATGAAATATACTTTTATGAGTTTTAGTATCTTCTAATACAAGATAAGAACTATCTAATGATTTTAAATCTAAGGCAATATCATAAGTAGGAAGAATCCTCATAGCTCTAATAGGCAAGTTATTTAATAATCCCTTATCAAATAAATTAGCTTTAATTTTAGGGTAGCTTAAGAATTTGTTATTAACAAGTTCTTTAACTGAGAATTTAAATTTAAATAAAACGAACAGCTTAGATAATACTAATGATAAATGACCGATAAAAATACCACCATTATTTAGTAATTTACCATCTTCTGTTAACTCCTTAAAGTAATTTAATAATGATACAAGCACATGATCGTGAGACAAAGATTGAATACTTAAATACTTTAGTTTAAGATTTTTAGAATTAGTCTTTGTTATTAATGAGTTTAAATTACTACATTCTATATAAATAATATCATTCTTATCTGGCCTATATATACCAATACCATAAATAGAATTTCTAGTTGACTTAGGATTTGTTATTTTTAATACATAAAAATTAAAGGAGTTAATGAAGTCAGAAAATTCATTGAAAGATCTGAATCTTCCTAAACTTAAATCCTTATTCGGTTCTGGCGTATAAGGCAAAATTTTCTCTACCATATCTTTTAAAAGTTTCTTTAAACCCATAGGTTTTTGTGTAATCGCTTATATCTTTATTATTGGAGTCTCCAACAAATAATAAATTTAAAACTGACGATCTAGTTAGATCCTTTATAAAATGCCCTGAGTTTCTTTGTAGTTCTAAAGCATTATTATATCCTGCAGTATCATTATCATAATTTATGATTACCTTTTCAAATGGTTTTAAGATATCTTTACTAACAACCCTATTGAATAGTTTACCATATTCTGCTTGTTGTGAGAAACTTAAATAACCTAATTCTAACCAAGCCATATTATCTTTTAATGATGATGACTTAATTATATTTTTAAATATACCATAATATTCTTCTTGAACTATATCTGTAGTTTCATAAGTTTTATTTATTTCTACAAAGATAGGCAGTCTATCGAATAGTGGGCTATATTTGAAATCTGTAAGGAATATCCCTTCTGGTAGGTCTTGTAAACTATCCCAATCGGAATTATAAAATAAAAAATTGAAATAATCTATTACTGTAGAGATTTGTTTACTAAAATTTATTACAAATTTAGTAGTATTAGTAATCCATTTATTACTAGAATGGGGAGCATAGATTTTAATAGAAGCAAGTTCTTTATATCTAGTACTAGGATCAAAGAATATATAAGCAAATAATAACTCATTATTCTTTGCTGTATATTTCATCTCCTTCATTTCTCTAGTTTCTGTATCATATCTTTTTATAGTATATCCTGTTATTTGTACAACATCTGAAAATATTAAGGTATCTTCTGATATACCATGACTTTTCCAATATGCTAATGCTTGTGGAGTAAACTTATCCATCATAGTAGTAGATATGTCTATATCTACAGCTGTAGAATAACTACTTACAGTATCATCATTTTTTTGTCTTTCTAAATATGTTGCTTGTTGAAGCATTGGTTTTTTTATAATTTTTGATGTACCTATTCCTAAGTTAAAATCCTCATTAATCATAATTAATATATCATTAAATGACTTACTAGGATATTGTTTTCTTAGGAAAGAAAATATATTATATGTTTGATGGTAAGCATGATCGTATAATAATATCTCAAGAGTAGCACTTAGTAAAAATGATCCTGAGGGATTATTATCTTCCTTATTACTTTCCCTAAGAAAATGAGGAATCCTTATCTTCTTATTTAATTCAAATTTACCATAATACCTGAACCATAATTCCTCGTGAGTTACCCTTTTTAAGATTTCTTCAGGAGTTAATGGTGCTAGTAGATTGTTTAGATCAAATAGTGCTGTCATAGTGAGTAATGCAGTGGGGAGCATTACACTCCCCACCAACATTAAATGTTTTAGAATGGTAAACCATCTGATTTCTCTTTAGCTGTACTACCTACTGTAGCACTAGTGTCAAGACGCTTATAGTCATGAGACTTGGTTTCATCCCATTTCAATGGGCATGTCTCTTTCTGTGAAGCAAATCGTGGTAAACCGATAGTTAATCTATCTCTTATTTTACCTTCAGCATTAATATACTGTTCAGCGCAAAGCTTAAACCATTTAATAGTAGCTCCTTTCAAAGCTGCTGAAAGATGTGAGGCAAACTCTTCTAATGTCTTAGAATTGTTATTAATATTTCTAATATCTTCTTTACTAATCACTTCTTTAGCTAAGTGGATTAGCTTTTCAAGTGATTTGCCTTGAGCTTTCTCAGACATGTAGAATTTGAAGACTCTACTATCTGTTTCAGGGTTAGATCCTTTCTTAAATAAGGCTACAGAGATATAAGGGGCACCAGTCTCAGGAATTACACCTTCGATTGCTCCAATCATAACATCAGAATTAATACCTTTAGAGAGATACAATGAATCTCCACTAGGGGAGTTGTCCAAAATTGATTCGTTAAATAAACTCATGTTGAAAAAATGTTTTTGTTAAAGTTATTTTTGTTGATTTACTTAGGATACTTTTTTACGGGTAGGCAGTATCGTACCTTTAGTAGTACGTGGACGCATAGACATTCGTACCTGTCTAGAAATTTCAATCACTGATCGAAGGCTAGGGTAGCTCTTGTAGTCAGAGAAGAATTTGCTGATAGTAATCTTAGTTACAGGAATCTTGTTTTGCTTTAATACATGCATGTAAACTTCAGAATCTGAAGCGTTACGATTAGTACGTAGGTAATCCGAAACCATTGAAGTTGTTGTGGTCTTTGATGAAGTTGAAGTAGTTTTTCTAGGTGTGTTGTTTGTTTTTCGCATTTCTTTAGTTTATAAATATTTTATTCCAATGGGTTGAAATTAAGTTACCTTGGGCATCACCTTCACCTAAAAGGATGTTTTGTCCCTTTAAATGGTCTGGTCTTGCTCCACAAGTAACAGTATCTGATGAGTTGAAGTTAAGGTAGGTATTATTACCATCCCTGTACAAAAAGCCTATAGCATCAGCATCCTGACAGGCAATTCGTTTTAATTTACCAGTTAAATCTATATCAGAAGCATTTACTTCTTTACCTTTAACCTCTACAACTTTATCAAGTACGTGACCTAACATAATAATTGTAGGAGCTAAGGTTTCTAAGTAATTTAGTACTTTACTAAAAGCTTCTCTTAACCAATAATAACCAGCCCCATTTGGTAAGGACAGAACATTATCCCCCGAAAATGCTCTACCCATAGGGGTTTGTTTATAAAGGTCAAGTGCTAGTGGTAAGCACATCTCTTCTAATTTAGTAACGGTATCTATTATAAAGTAACTATAAGGGTAATCAGCTTCTTTTATAGCCTTCCCTATAGTTTTAATATCTTCAATATTATCTGCTGGTAGAGAGATGCATTCTAAGAATTCAGAACCTCTCTCTAAGTCTAATATAAAACAGTTTTCTAGTTTAGAAACTAATGTGGTTTTACCCGTTTTCGGTTTGCTGTAAATCAGCAACCTCTTGGGGTTCTGCCTCAATGGTTTCCTCGGTTTCAGTGGTAGCTGTAATTTGTCTAGGCTCAAAAGCTGAAATTAAAGAGTTAAATTGATTTTGTTTACCTTCCACAAACTCTTTAATACCCATTTCCTGACCCATATTCTCTCTGAAGAATATCTGATCTGAAATAAAGCCAAGAGCATGTGAAATTTCATGTACACGAACATGATTAATTACCTTAGTAAGTTTACCATGTTTGTCTTCTACATTCTCCTTAATCATTATACCTGATTTGTCTACTTCTAAGAAGAATGGTTCTAGTGCTGGATCTATAATTTTTATCATAACGCTATTTTTAGTCTTATGAGATATCCTATAATATCATCTATGGTGTCCATAGTGTCTTTAGTAATACCTCCGTTTTTTAACCTAGCTAACTTATCATCTAATCTACAACAAATAGCGAATTGTTGTACATTTAAGTTATCTTTGTTTTGTTGGATACCAAATACAAGTATAGGGTTATTAATAGAATCTCCATACGAACGGTTCTTTCTAATTAATAACTTCTCTATCTGTTTTAGTTCTTGTTTAATTTGTTTTTCAATCTTTGGTTCTTTTCCTAAGTTCTTCATAAAAAGCTGTTGTCATTTCTGTACCTCGTGGTAATTCTTCAAAGTAATTTGTAGCACCATCGAAGTAAAGTCCAGTGTGAACATTTGAGACACCATTCCTATTCTTTAATATAGATAAAGATCTGAAGTTATCTTGTAAAGCTTTAATATTATATCCCCTATATTCTGGGATTTCAAACCTGTTAGGCGCAAATAGTCCTAATACTATGTTTGCTTTTCGTTGAGTTAATTTACTCTCTCCCAGACCATGTAAACTTGGTTCCAGTTTGGTTATTATACTAAGCCCTTGGTAAAACTCTTGATCTTCTTTAGCAGCCATTTGCTGCTGTACATCTATGAAAGTAAACCCATATTTATTTCTGTTCTTTCTATTATTGTCACTGTGACGTTCAATTGTTCCTTTTAGATCTAAACCTCTCTCAAGGTCTAATTCAGCAAGGTGGTCAGTAATAAAAATAACAAATTTATTAGGATTATTAGGAATGTATTTATCAAAGTAGACATGCCCATCTACCGTTCTAGTTACCTCTTTACCATTTTCTTTGGCGTATTTTTGTACGATGTCATTTATATGAGTTGGAGTCATTTGATCGTCATAAAATTTTACTTTCGATGACAGTAATTCAAAATATTCTCTAGTTTTATATACGGCATCAAAGATATGAGCTGGTAATTTGTTACGGTTAAAAGATAATAATTGTGTGGGTGATACTCTTAATCTATGTTCTTCGTATAGGCGTTTAGCCATACCAGCAATAATCTTGCTTTCACGATCCATTTCTAAGGAGAAATAGTGTATCTCTATATCAAATTTATCTTTATGTTGTAACCAGTAATTGAATGGTTGATATAAGAACATAAAGTCAGTTATCTGACTCTTACCTACTCCAGCGTTAGCTGTTAAGATATAATAATGCTTTTTTAGAATTCCAGGTAAGTACTGTTCAAATTTTTTAAAACCGAATGGTATGGCATTAATTTCATTGTTTCTATTACTTTGAAGTTTATGCCATGCGTCATCAAAAAGCATTCGTTTTGGTTATTAAGTTAATTAAGCAGATATACCATTGAAGTCATCTATAATTCTAGACTCGTGATCTTCAACACGAGTAACTTCTCTACAATAAGTTTCAAGGGTACTACTTTTATTTTTTTCGATAAAGTACTGTGCTAGCTGCATACCTTTCCACCCTTTATGTCTCATCTCTTCGATGTACTTACTGGTGGCAGTCATAATTACATTTTTGTTATAATCATACTTATGGAGGAAAGCCTCCATTTTGGTTTCAACACTTTCCACATTACTTTTTACATAATATCCCATAGATTTAACACCCTCAGGCCATAAGTCTAACCACTCACGAACCCAAACTATGTTATCTATAGATAGTAATTTCTTAGCTTCCGCTATATTTTCAGGTCTAATAGAAAACGTTAATTTTGTAATATCCTTTATCTCTAATACTTTTAGAGATTGTAATGTATATAGATCCAGATCATTAAATAGAACATATTTTAACGTATTATCTAATTTATCATGTGCAATAGCTAATAGTAAAAGGTATTGAGTGGCATTAATTTTCAGCTCAATCAATTTTTTCAAGTTCAATGTTACCTTCATCTTTTAAGTTTTCATCTAATATTTTCTTTTTTATAGTTTGATAATCTTGACTCTTAAAAGAAGAGTCAGTACAATCTGGGCATGGTATCATTTCTTTTCCATTCCAAATTTCTCTAGTATTAAAGCAATTAGTGCATTCTTTTACTGGTTTTGGTCCCTCACTCATAGTTAAATGAATATGTTTTTGTATAAGAAGTAAGCATCTAATTCTTCAATTCTAGACTTAGACCTTAATTTATTTTTAAATTTTAGTTTTCCAGATTGTTGCCCAATTTGGAGGTGGTGTAAATTGCGTTCCATCGTATCTGGACGCAAGTGGCGAGATAACTTGCTTACTAGTTTTGGATTTTGTATTTTTCTCATTATTAGCGCTTAATATTTTTTGTTCTTCTAGTATAACCATTTTTAAGGTATCTAAAATTGTACTTTCTAAAGGACAAGCATCGAAGTTTCTATAAGCAATATTTCTTAAACTATCTATCATAGTATTATGTGTAGTAAATACTTCTCTTAAAGTATTTGTAGGTGATATTTTATCAAGAAATTGTCTTTTTACATAATAAATAGTATCAAATATATTCTTTACCCTCTCCTCTAAGTCATCTAACCCAATATAGAAATTTGTAGTAAGGTTATCCATATAGTTTCCTTTCAAACAATATTCATGGTATCCAGATGATAGAATCTCTTTACTACTAGATATATTTTTAATATAATCTAGCAATACATTTAAATAATCTTTATCACCTATCCTATGATAATCCATCCACTTATTATAAAAGCCTCTATTATAAGCTTCTGAATTTTCTATTGAAAATTTAACAGTTATTGGTTGAAACATACCATATATAATGTTTTTTGTTTCAACTTCTTTAGGTATTAATCCTTTTATACGATTTAGTAAATGAAATTGACTCGTTATATATGGTGATTCTTTATCTGATATTGAGAATAAAGCATCATCACGTAATAGTATAGGGAGTCTAGCTGCTGTAGCGTCTTCTAATATAGAATTAGATTCTATTAAAAGATTTATATCTCCCGCCATAGAGTGTACAAATCCTGTACATTCTATATAATAAGCTTCTCCAAATTTATATACCTTAATATATTTAATAGGTATATTAGGATATTTTTTCTCTAAAGCTTTTAATTCTTCTTGAGTTGGTTCTATTCTATTTATGTATGAATCTAATTCTATACTCATAAGTGTTTAAGTTATTTGGTCCAATTTCTGGTGATCGTAGGATCTACATCCATTTTTACGTTTTTAACATATTTATTTCCTACCTCAATCATTAAAGTAGACATTTCTTTACAGAATATTTCAGCTAGATCTTCTCTAACCTCAACATCAACTGCATCATGAACAGTACATATTAAATATGCTACCTCTTCATTATACTTGTTATTATATTCCTTTACTAGGTTTCTAACTTCTACTAAAGCTTCTTTACATATATCTGCACCACTACCCTGTATAGGCATATTCATACCATTACGTAGTATCTGACCCTTTATTTTACCCATCTCTTTCCACTCTTCTTTATCAAGAGTTTGTTTAGACTTTAATTCTAGGTAAGTTTTAATTTCAGGGTACCATCTTCTACGCAATGCTGGGGCAAATGTTAGTGAATAACCATTAGTTAAAGCAAAATTAGCTTGTGAATCAAGCCATTTATTAAGTTTAGGGAATGATTCAGCATATACTCTAAATAGATCCTCAGCTTCCTGAATTGATATACTTAATGTATCTGCTAGTTTAAATGGTCCCATACCATACGGTTTACCAAAGTTAATAGTCTTAGCTTTATTTCTAAGATCTTTATCAGCCTTGGTTATGGGCCTTTTAAACATTATTGATCCAGCATAACAGTGTAAATCTTCACCCCTATTGATACAATCAATAAAAGCATCTTCATTACTACCATCAGCCATTAATCTTAATTCTTGAGAGGAATAATCTACTGATACCCACATAAATCCAGGTCTAGCTTTAAAGCAATTCCTATACTTATTAGATGCTGGTATATTCTGTAGATTAGGAGCATTCATTTCATCATTCCCAGATGAAATACGTCCTGTATTAAGTACCTGCCAAAAATCTGTATGTACACGATTAGTGTACTTATTAATATTATTAAGAAAGAGCCTACCATATCTCTCCACAGCAGTCTTAACCTCACGGTATTCTTGTAGCTTAGGGATAAATAAGTGACTCTTTTGAAGCTTCGATAAGCTCCTATCACTAGTATCTTCAAAGGTTAAGTTTAATAGGTTAAGTACTTTAGTTATTTGAAGTGGAGAGCCATAATTTATTTTAGTCTTTCTAAGATTAGTCTCAAATAAATCAAGCTGTTCATTACGAACTATTTTGTTCTTAAGATTAGGATCATTAAGTAGTATATCATCTAGCTCTATTTCGATATGTATGAGTTTACCCTCATTTTCCTCAGCTATTTCTAACCAATCTTTACTATCTAAGTACATACCATTGTACTCTATATCAGCTAGAGCTTTAACTACACTATTCTCTAAAGCTACTACATAGTTTAAAGAATACTTATTAATGAGATCCTCTTGTTTTGCTTTTATCTCGTGGAGATATGTTACATCTCGTGCGGCATATAATATTTGATTTAACGTAAAAGGATTACTCTTAGTAAGAAAGAATTCTCCTCTTATCGTCTTATCTAATGTTACATTACAGTAACGAGTAGTTAATGCACTAAGACCATATCCCCACTTAGGATAACCACAATATATTACACATTCAGCTAGCATAGTATCGTATATATTTTCTATATTGATACCAGCAGCTTTAAAGAATTTATAATCAAATTTACTATTATGTAAGATAAGCTTATTCTTCTCAAGTATATCTTTAAATAATAGGATATTATAATGCCTACAATCAATTACAAATTGATTTTCAGCATCTCCTAATTGTAAGGTTAGTATCTTTTTATAATGATAGTCCTTACCTTCAGTTTCAGTATCTACACCAATATAATCTTTGTAATCTTTAAAATATTCAAGAATATCTTCTAGAGTACATTCTTCTATTAATGGTGTAGTATTAGAATCTGGAATTTTAGTTTGTTTTGATAAAAAGTAGATCATTGAAAAGGATTTTTATAAAAAATACTGTAAATATTATTACAGCGCTATTACCATTTTAGGAGTATTACTATGGTTAGTAGCTCCTATTTTATTAAAGATATTTTCCCAGCTTGGGGACGTAGCAAAGAATTGTTTCCATAAGAATCTACGTTCTTCTTTAGTGAATACCTTCTTCACATTTAAGTCAAACATAAGCTTTTTGAAAGCTCTATATCTTCCTAACCTCTTGTTGAAAGTATCTTTATGGAATAGTCTACCTGATGTAGCACTATAATGAGTTTCCTTACCAGTAATTTTATCTACGACATGAGTTGTAACAACTGTAGTACGAATTTTAAGAGGTTCGAATTGGTTAGTTTTCTTATTAAATTCACCATTTAGGTGTTTAAAGTTAATTCTTACAGATGTATTTCCGTTATTGAGCAAGATATTCATGAGCTTTTGATTTAATTTTGTTAAATAATGCTTGAGTAGGTTTTGATTCAGGTAATTTATTTATATTCTGTTTTGCTACTTGAAGATCACTAATAGTATTTTCAACTTGACTATAAGGATATTGTTCTTTTAAAGCAACTTCATCGATTACAATGTTATTAACTTTTTCAATAATAATATCTTCTATTTTTGTTTTCTTATACTGACTTGTAGAAAAGTTATTAAAACTATTTAATATTGTATCTAATAAGTCTTTATTTTTACTTTGTTGTAGCTTATTTATAATATCGTGAGTATTAAAGAAATACTTACGCAAATTTCTACCAGTATTAGAATTAGTATAATCAACAGTTAGGAAAGTTAACTTGTTTAATATGTAAGAATCTTTGATAAAATTATAGCTATCATTATTAAGAACTATAGTTAAATCAATAATATTAGCAGCACTCCCCATTTTATTTACTATACCTCTAGATAATAGGAAAGAAATTACTGTAAGTTCTTTAAATAAAGGACCATTATTAATTTCACTTTCCCTATTATTCAATCTTATCCTATTAAATTTTGGATTTAAATCAAATAACATTGAAGTTAAAATATCATTAGACATAACGTTAAGACTTATATACTCAAATGTACCAAGACTATTCTCACCACAAGATATTGGGGAGTAGTTAAATTTAGTAAAAGTCTCTAAATTACTTAATAGTGAAGTTGTTAAATCTCTATAAGCTTTATGATAATTAGAGGCAGACCTATCACTATCTACAAAGTATAAATTGTATAAGTGGTTTAGTAAAGTTATCCCTGTTAGAGTAGCCTTTTTATCTACTGATAAATAATTTATATCGTAAAGATTATTTTTATTGATTAAATTGTATTTTACGACATAATGAAAGTTTAACATCACTTTAGTTAGATTTATAGCTAACTTATAAAACTCACTATTTAAAGTACCCCTCTCGCTATCCTTATTTAAAATAAATTCAGCTTTTAATGCTTTATCATACATAACTTTCAACTTTAATTAATTTACCTTTAGGTATTTTGTTTTTATTTTCAAAATACTTTACATAGTAGTCTCTATGTATAGCATACATTTGATCTTCATACTCATTAAAATGAAATACATACTCATATAAGTTATGTATTATTTTGTTAGGTATGTTTATTTTTAGTTTAGTTTTTGGTTGTATCGTGCTCATCTAAATCTAATATGAATATTGTTTGGTTATAACTTTCACCATGTTGTTTATTATTATAAGTTTTTAGAATTGGTGTTCTAAGATATTCTTGAGCTATTTTTCTATAAACATCATAAGTATCACCTAAAGTAAACATAAATGCGGAACATAACATACCTTTTAACTTTAAATATTTAGATAGGTTATCTAAAAAGTCTTTTACTATAACTTTTCTATCATCCTCTGTACCACACTTATGTATTGCGTTAAGTAATGGTGTGATATTATATAACTGCATTAAACCACAGCCTGTAGCACATCCTACAATAGATACTTTAATATTATTAGATAGAGTTATAGTATGATTACCATACCAATTTCTAGTAGTTTCAATTTCCTGTTCTTTAGTTAATTCTCTAAAATTATCTACTGGTAATTCTACTTTTTTTACTACAGGTTTAGGTGCTGGAGCAGGTGCAGGAGTTAGTAATTTAACTTGAGTGAGTTTAGTAGTTAATACTTTTTTAACACCACCTATTATTCCTTTTTTTCCGATTATAGCCATAATTTAAAATACGCTTTGAAATCCTAATGAATGATATTGGGATGGATTACTTTTATATTGTTCGTAATCTTGATGTTCCATATAAATGAATGGTTGTACAGGTACAATACTTAATTCTATAAATTTGATTAGTTTTAATATTTTTACCATCAAACCCATATCAGTATTATGATTTTTAGACTCCTCAGTACAAAAATCTTTTATATTAGTATTATCATTGTACTGCATACCAAGTCTTAATAACCCAGAAGCTAATGAAATTAATACACCACTTTTACCCCAATAACTAGATAGTTTAACTATATAGTATTCTGATTTATCATCAGAACATTTAGCTGAGTAAATTGTACTTAATTCTAAGTCACCTAAACGTTCAATCTCATTTAAAGGTTTTATTACAGTTTGTAAGTTTTCCCTTAAAAACTTTAAGTCTTGAGTACGATTACGTCTGAGTTTATTGTTGTAAATTAAGTTATATTCACTATAAGGACTATCCTTCATATACAAGCAGGTTAATCCCATATAAATATAATCTTCCTCTAAGATACCAGTTTTAGGTAATGTTTCAAGACCACAGGCACTCATAGTTACACCTGTATTCTCAGTGTAAATAACATCATTTAGATAATCTTTACAGCAAGAAAATGGACTAATAGTTTCAAACGTATTATCATCAATTTTCTTTAGTAGAGCATAAGCTAATCCTGTACTTCTACCCTCATATAGAGGATTTCTACTACAAGTTATATTAATTTTTGGTAAGTCTTTTGATAAGTCTTCTTTACTCATATTTGTTCAAATCTTTTTGTTTTAGACCACTCTGCAAATTTAGATAACTTTTCATAAACCCTATGATTTATTAAAGTACTATCATACTTTTTACATAGTATATTTAATCTAATAATAGCATCACCAATCTCATCAATAATTTCTTGATCTTTAACCTTATTAGGCTTTAAGTGTTTCTGCATTAAAGCTAATGATAGCTCTTGAAACTCTTCAGCAGCTTTAAGATTATTATACTCTGGTGATTGTCTTTGTAATAAATCTTCTATTATTTCTTCTTGTTGTAAATCTATTTTTACCATGTATTAATTTTTATTTTTTTGCTGGAGGAGGTTGTATGAATTGCTTTTTATTACGTTTAGGTAATGGTTTTTCTGTACCCGATATATGGGTTGGGAAAATATAATTAATGAGAAAACATAATCCCACGATTAAAAGGGTAAGTAATTTTAGTAAAATTAGTGGAGCAAGTATATTCATTTTATAATTGTTTTAAATATTATTTAGAGTAAAGTTGGTTAAGTATACATTGAGTCCTTTGAGAATAATACCTTACGGTTTCTTAAGTCTCTCCTGCAACATCCTGTACAGCTTTAGCTTACAATCCTTAACCAACCTACTCCTCACTAACTTTGATGGGCTCATCTGATAGCTTTCACTACCCAGCACTTGAGGTTAGCACTCCATTGTGGGCCTTCTTGGGATTGAACCAAGGACCTAATGATTATGAGTCATTTGCTCTGACCAACTGAGCTAAAGGCCCTTAAGGGGATATTTCTATCCCCCTAGAACTTGATTCCTTTTACTATCAATGATGATAGCTATGTGGTATGTGTGATCGGCTAGTCCTAATAGGAGTTGTTGTTGGTCTAACAGTAGTCCTACTAGTAACAGCATTGGATTTTGGTTGATAACTATTTGAGACTGTTACAGATTTAAGTAATCTATACTGTCCGTTTATTTCACCATTATAAGCTACATTATTTGGTCTATCGTATATTTTTGTATAAGTTACATCAGAATGATTTTGACTATACTTAATAACTGCAGAACTTCCACCACTATTGTACAAATTACGCATCAACTGCTGATTCATAATAATGATATACATTGATGATGTTCCCATACTCTCATTTGGTACAGTGTATACACCACATAAGAGTGTATCCTCATTCTTAGTATCATACACCAAGTAATGATCGTCTTGAGACGCTGGAGATGGTGTACATGATTGAGTTAGTGTTGCTGTAAGCATTACTAATGACATTAGAAGCAATTTTGTGAATCGTTTCATTTTGTTTGTTTTTAATTAGTTAAATTGGGATGAATAAGAATATCCAGAAATCCTCTACCTTTTTACAGTAGATTTGATAGTCTGGGAAGACATAGATTTCATAATCTTTGTCTGATACTTTAGATACAAGATCGTACCTATTTTTTATTTTGCTTAGAAAGATATTGTATATCTCTTTATCCTTACACCATAAGGAATAGTTTTTTACATTGTTGTAATACATTTCCCACAATCTTACTGTGCCTAATGTATCAATGTAAAAGTAAGTAATACCTGAAATAATTTCTTTTTCTAATATTTCAGGTTGGGTTATAGTCACTAAATCTTTATGATCGCAACCTAAGCAGGGTTGTGCCTTAGAAGATTTAGTAAGAGCTATTAATAACCACATTAAAAATATAATAATTAGTAATGTGAACCAATTATTTTCAGGTTCTTTTTGAATGGTAGCCATGTTGATTAGGGCCAAACTACAATAATTTTCATTACTCAGCTTGTTCGTTAGTGATTGATTCAGTTATTTTATGTGCTCTGTATAGATAAGTAGCTTGTCTTAAGATATTTAAAGCCTCTGTTAATCCAGCTCTATCATCTATATAAACATTACAATAGATTTTCCTATTATCACCAAATGGTATAATAATATTCTCATTGATAGCAGTTATTTTTATACCAATTTTATCACAATAAGATTTAATAAAGTCATATCTATCAGGAACAGATCCTGTATAGATAATAACACGAGCTCCAGTACTAACAGCTAATTTTACAGTAGCTATAACTTCTTCATGATCTGTTATATCTTCTCTATAAGGGAAGATAGTATCATCAAAGTCTAGTCCTATAATAATATTACCATGTTCCTTCCACTCATTAAATAGCCTTTCAATGTATTTTTTCATGATATTAAATTTTTGATAATCTATCCCTAACTTCCTTAAAGGTAGTTTGGTTATAGAATTTACCATTCTCATAAATTACTTGAAGTAGTCCTCGATCTTCTTGTTCTGGTGTACATTCTTGTACTACCATAATATCATTAAATCCAGTATCATTACCTATAACACATAATAATCCTTTCAAAGATTTCTTAGTACCATCATCAGTTACTGGGTCTTTGTAGATGTTATATGATTTTTTATAACAATCTTGTTCAGTATTATTATTCATAGAATCTTCGTACTCTTCAACTTCAAACCAAGCACCTTTAGCAGCAAATCCTAAGGTATCTCTAGTAATGTATTGATAAGTAAATGATCCTACACCTAATACAATGTTAGTAGAAGCAAAGCCTTTAGCAGCTAATCTCTCATATATTTGTCGTTGTCTATCAGGTGTAATACTATCACCATAGATTGCTCCAATATGAGGATCTAATACTTTATAACCTTGTTCATTAATAGTACCACCAAAAATATCCCAAAGAAGTTCGATTACACCTTTAGAAACACTTTCATTGTATTCTAAAAAATAAATTACTTTATTACCATTCCATTTTTTAAAACCTCCTAAATTGTCATTTTTTAAATAAGTGTGTAAAGCTTCTTCTAAATGAATCTCTTTATCATAATAAGATAATACATCTAACCATTCTTTTTGATTAAAATAAAATCTTGTGTTTTTATAAACATATTCATCTGAAGGTAAATCTAATAAAGTTGTAATATCTTCAATTTTATTTAAACCACAAATAATATCAACAGGATTACCACTATCAGGTCTAATTACTAATTTACCATCTCTAGCCATAATAGCTTCCTTATTAGCTGGTAAATATTCAGTAATAAGTTTCCATAAATCAAATGTATCAGATACAATTGATAATATACCTTTAGGGAATAGTTTAATCCAATCAGCAATCATTTGATTCTCACCAACAGTAAATATCTTAGTAGTACTTACAGAGTGTTCTGATGCATTTACAGAATTAATAATAACCTCATCATTAGGTTCATTATAGTAATATCTAGCAGCAGGTATAGCTGCTAAAGTATCGCTACCTCTGAATGATGTAGCATGACCTAATCCTACACTTATCATATCATATGGACCACTCAATCCTCTAGCAGAGAAATCATGACACATATAATCTACTAACCATAAGTTTTTAGGATCAGTCTTAGTTACCCACTCTTCAGCTTGTCTGCGATATAACTTAGCAATAGTAGCTGCTGTAGAAGCTTTCCATGCTAAATTAGATACCATAGTTTCCATGTAAAGAGTTAACCAAGCAAACCCATCAACTGTATTAATGAAGGTCATATGAGGAATATTAGGGTCAGTTTCAATACCTTCAGGTAATGCTTTTACTTTTAAAGGTAAGTAACCTAAATCCCATAATTCAGCGAAATGACTACCTTCATAATCCATACCTAAGTAATGACACATATCTGTAGAGAATTGCATTGCTCTAGATTTTAATAAGTTATAATGATGCTTATAAGATTCATCATAATTAACAAGAAGTTCTACTGTATTTAATGCTGATAATCTCTTAAGCTCATCCCTCATAAAGAAATGCTCTTTAAATGCATCATGAATATATTTCCAAGCTAATTGATGACCAAATGATACTATTTTAGTAATACCTTTAGGTGCATGTTTGGTACTTCTTGGAATCCAAGTACCATATAATCTAGTAGTTCCAGGAGCTAACATAGCTTTGTGACCTACTTTATAACCATCTGTTAAATATAGTGAGTTAATTGAAAACATAGTTTTAATTGTTTAATTATTAATCTCATTAACTACAATAGGATCTGAAGCCTCATCACCCCAGGCTGTAAGGATTAAATAACCACCCCTAACAGGTTGTAATACAACGGGATCTGGAATATATTTCTTAATTAGTTTATAACCATCAATAATTTCTAATCCAGATGTATCCATATCCTTTATAGGAGCACATATTTGTAATTTAGGAGATTCTTTAAAAACTTCCGCAAATTTACCATACTTGTCATTCCCTCCTTTTACATTAATCATTTTAGGACTTATAAATTCAACATAAGTTACTCTAGCCGTATCAAGATAGCTTACAATCCCATCCCTAAGATCACTCACATCAATATAAAAAGTTCCTTTAGGTCCCTTTACTATATAACTAATAGTATCTTTTGTTTTTAGCTTAAATTTCTCAATCTCTCTAAGATTTTTATCAGGTACAAATCCTTTAAATCTATCTACATCACCACAAACAAGATTATATTTATGACATATTTCTTTTACTTGTTCCTCAGTAATAAACTTATTAAATGGGTAATTTTCCTTATAGTATGAAACAAGTTTGATTTGTTCTTCACTTAATTTAGCTTTTTTAAGTAAGGGTTCGGTACTAATAACTTGTTGAGATTTATTAAAACCTAATAGTTTTAATCTAGATACTTTATTTACATCAGCTTTTTTAGCTTCTTCTAGTACGATATTAGCCTCTTCTAATAGTTTATCAGAAGCTACCTCAAATTCATGATGGATCATCTCTATATCACTAGAGTATCTCTGTGTTGATGCAGGTCTTGGTGCTGGAGGTTCTTCAGCTATTAACACGTTAAATTTTGCTGGTGTTTTACCAAGGTTTTTAAGTAATTTTAATGCAGTTATCATTTTAAATATTCTAGTTTATAAGTACTGTTATTTGTTTTGAATATACCATTTTCATCTGGTAATGATATTACAGTAGAGGTAAGGAAATAACCTCCACCATACTTAGATATTAATCGATATCTATCACCTATTTTAGGCGGATTTACTTCATATCCTATCCTCTCATATCCCTCATTAACACCATTAGGATGATTACCACCAAATTTACTATCTACTAGTTTTACTACTCTTACCTTTTTCATTTTAGTTTATAGTTAGATATTAGAACTGTTTTAACAAAAAGGCAAGCCTGTTCCCACCCTAGTTTAGTAGGTTTAAACCTTGCTATTGGGTGAATGTATTTATTAGTATCAGGTTCAAAATGAGGATCTATAAGTTTTTGCCTCTTAAGTTTCTCAAGAGTACTTTTAAATACCATTACTTTTTTACCTTCATAATTTTTACAATCAGGATATTTAAGCATAACAACTATATATCTACCAATTTGTTTTGTTTGGAGAATTTTATAGTTATTAGGATCAGGATTTCCTGCTATTTTAATAGTTGGTGCTTTAGTAGGGCCTAGAACAGGCATAGTACTCCTTGAGAAATGTATAAGAGACCTACTTCTTTTAAGATCAGAACTTGAACGAAATAAATTTAATCCCATTAGAATACATTTAATTGTTTCAAAAAAGGTCTGAAGTTGTGTAAATCTAATGGTTGGATATCTTTGTAACTATTAGTACAATAAATACCATCAAAGTATTTAGATAATTCTTCAAATCCTTTACTAAAGATACCATGAGTTACTATGAGATATATTTTATTACAATTGTAAAGCTTTTTAAGTTCTTTAGCAATATTAATAAAAGTAGCTCCTCCATCACAAATATCATCTATAATAATATAGTCTTTTTTACATAAAGGACCAGTATCTTTAACAGGCACAATAGTTTTAGTTAATTTACCATCATTATCTCTATCTTTACTACAAGTAATAATATCTCCTTTATAACCAATTTGTTCAGCTATTTTATAGATTTTCTTACTAGCACCTGCATCTGGTGATACTAAAATATAATCATCAGCTATACCTAAAGGTCTTAACTGATTCATAGTAAAATAAACTAAATTTATATTAGATTCTTTTCTAAAATTATTCAAACAAGCCTCTAATACATCACTATGAGGATCTAATACAGTTACAGAATCAAATTCAAGACTATTAATAATAGGACAAATAACATCTTTAAGATAATTATTACTACCACTTTCAAACTGCCTATCTGATCTAGCACCCATAAAATATGGTGTATAAAGGTGAATTTCTTTAACACCTAAGTTTTTAAGTGATTTAGTAGCACAGATAATAAGTTCAAGATCTGTAAAGGTATTTAAACGAGTTTTGATCTGTACTGGTACAATTTGAGGAATAATCAAATAACGTCTATTTGTACCTCGTATATAATGTTCAGTTTTCTCCCCTGTCCTATCAGGCACTGGATCTAATATAACAACTTGTTGTTGTCCATCAGGGAATTTATCTACCCTGTATTTAATATCTGATTTCTCAGGATATGCTAAGTTTAGTGTTTTCATACTTTATCTGTTTTAGTGAATTCATCCATGAATAGTAGTGCGAGAATACGAAATTCATTATCTTGCTCATTTGATTTTGCATATTCAGACATCCAAAAAATTACACTACAATTATATTTTCTTCTTTCTTTTTCTTTAGGACGAAATATTTCAGCAAAATGATATTTATGAGGATATGGTAATTCCATACAACAACCCCATCTTCGATTAATATTCTTAGCTATCTTTTCAGCTAATATTCTATATTCAGATTTTTTTGCCATATTTTTATGAATTTAATAGTACTCAGGGAGAGGATCGAACTCTCAAGGATTACTCCACAGGATTTTAAGTCCTGCGTGTTTGCCAGTTTCACCACCTGAGCATTTAGATTAAAAATAGTCGGGTGAGATTTTCACTCATACCCTCATTGGGGACCCGACTACCAACCTAATCTGCGTATTTAATATTTGAAGTAACAGGCTTAACCTACCTGTAATGAGTGCCTTATTAAGCTATGGATGGCCGCACAAGTGTATTTATAAATGAATAAAACAGAACTATTCTACATCTTCAGCAATCTCCTCCTTAATTGATGCTGCGATTTCTGAGCTAATACTCTGCTCTACAGTATCAAGGAGTGTATTTGCTTTTTGAACTTCAGGATTATTTTTAATAATCTCTTCCATTTCTGTTCTGATTTTCAGGGCAAAGATAATACGTTTTTCCCAATAAGTTTTACCCTTATTAGGAGTACCATTTTCATTATTTTTATAACCACGAACTTTATTTAGAGCTTTACGCAGCTCATCCGAATTCATATCACCCAGTTTAGCTACTAGGATTTTAGTTGGATCTTCAGGGCTTTTTCCAATTTGGAATTGCTCGTTTAACGTACGACGTGCAACCTTTAAGATTGCTTGTTCTTTTACAAAATACAATGTTTTGCTCATAATTGATATTAGTTAGTTTTTGATTTGTTTTTCAATTTCTTCGAGTTTATTATTTACTTCTTCCCATTGAGCTTTCACTCTTATGGAATTAGTATATCTGAGATGTTCAGGCTTATAAGTATCTAAACTCTCAAGTTGTTTGTAGAACCACATCCATGATTCTAAGTTTTGCTTCTTCTTAATAAGTTCACCTCGTAAAGAGTATAACTTATATTCTTCCTTTGTAAGCTTCTTTCTAATAGTTACCTTGATTTTAGGTACTTCAACTCTACTAGGATAGTGGCTTCTTTGTTCCATATATTGTATCTGGATTAATGTAAGTATTCAAATCATCTACTTCTTCCTCCTCATTGAGAGAATTTATTAGTCTTGGGTAAGGAATAATTCTTTCTTCCTCTAGATTATCTAGATTAGCTAAATTCTCCTTATTAGGTAATACCTTGATTACCATACCAGCAAATTCATATGATATTAGCATAATAATGAATAATATCATATAAACGATTGTTGCTATCACAGTTAATATCAAATGAACTTCTAATACTCTTAGTGAAAAGAATATTGAAGATGATGATATTAAAAATATTATTGATGTAATCTGTATTTTATTGTTTCTTGTCATGGTTTTAATAAATAGCGGCGGGGGATAATTTGATACCGTTACATGGGCTATCTACGGTATAAGCACTCATACCCAAAGCTGTTTTCTTCAAACTCTCCATCCCCCCGCTATTTTTATAAATGTGTCAGACTTTAACGAGTAACACATTTTTCAATGGTTTACTCTCCTTTTTGTATTTCTTGAGTAGGAACTTTTCCTCCTCAGTTTTACTAAATCTCTCACCATGAGAGAATAGTTTTCTGGGTACACATTTAGTGCGATTACCCATTAATTTACCATCTTCTCTTTTGTCGTCAGAGATTAACGTGGGAAAACGACCAGGCTCCGCCTGTATTTTACCAACTTTAGTGTCAATTATCATCTTGTAGATGTTCAGTTTGAGGGAAATCTATAGGTCTTCCCTCTGACCCAATTTTTTCATCATTTATTACTTTCAGAGCTAACCTGAGTAGTAATAAAACCTTATTAAACATGTACGTAGCACATATAAATAAGATTATTAATAATGTGGTTGTATTATCGTCCATTATAAATAAGTTTATTTAATCTATTAAATTCGTCTACAATAGATTTAGTATCAAATATATAAACCCAAATCATATTACCTGAATTTGGATTCTTTATTGATGAAGATTTTTTACTATTTTTAGATAACTTAACAAAACTATCTAACATTTTAATTAAACCAGCATCACATTTATTAGATAATGAAGCTAATGTAAATGCTACATTTGTTGTTGTTTCTTGTTCATCAGTAGTATAATAAAAATCAGTAAATAATAAACTATGCAACATAAGGTATCTTATAACCAACCCAGAATCTTTTTTAGATAGTTTCGCTTTTTTTATTCTATCTTTAGATATATAACTATAAATATTACCTAGTTCATATGCTAACTGTATCCCACAAGACATACCAGTATTTTCTACATAATGTTTATCACTAAGATACTCTGTCATGTCTTCCATTACTTCAGCTAACCTGTTAGATTTAGCTTTAGGAGATGTTTTAGGAGCTATTGTTATAGTAGGTTTCTTTTTAATTTTTAATGCTCTCATAATTTGTTTTAATTAGTATTAGCGGTTGGAGGTAGATTCGAACTACCGTGAAATAATCCCACTGTATTATCCCCAGTACCAACTCATGGGTTTCCCAACCGATGTAGTCTTCCCAACAGGATTCAAACCTGTGACCTATTGCTTAGAAGGCAATTGCTCTATTCACCTGAGCTATGGGAAGTTTGAATTCATAATATAAAATATTATACTAAATATAATAAAATTTAAAGAATAGGTAATACCACTTTTAGTAAGCCAATATTCTTTCCAAGTAAACATACTTGTATTTTCTTTTAATTCTTGAAATCTTATTAAGTTAGTATATATTAAAATAAGAATTGTAAATTCTATTGTATATTGTATCATTAATTAAATTTTATTAATAATTCTAGCATAGTTACCATCCTCATCAATTAGATAAGTACTACCATATTTGTAATAAATTGGTTTCATAACAATTTTAATAGTAAATTTGAATATTCATCCATCATACCAAGAGGGTAATCTTCTTGTTCTCCTTTTTTATCAACTCTGATAGGATTAATTAAATCTGGATCAGTGCTCTTGTTATAGAGAAATAATTCAGAATATGGTTTTATGAGTCCTTCTTTTACGAGAATTCTAAATGCAACTATAACTAAAGAGTTTGCAACGTGGACTTGTAATTCTTGATCTGTGTCTTTTATTCGATTGAATTTAGACAATGCATATTCCATAGAATCTAAGTCTCCGACTTTATCGCCGTCTTTATCAAAAACTATATGTAATTTCATATTAAATCATTTAGAATGTAATCAAATGCTGCTGAGTATGCTTCTTTTCTTGATTTAAAATAGTCTACATTTGGAATAACTTTACTACCCCATTTTAAGTTATATAATTTATCTTTATAGATACTTACAGACCATTTACAATTTTCATCTATAGGATCATTTTCATTACCTATTGGTGTAGTATGAATGTATATTTTATGTTTTATAAATAACCACTCAACTACTTGATGTTGCTCAGGTATAGAAATAAATTTTCTGGTTGGAATATTCCAATTTGTAAGTTTATATGGTGACTCTCTGGTTAATTTCATTTTTCGACCCATTACCCCATATAAACAAGGTATATCAAATCCCTTTTCCTTTAGTATTTTAGCTTGATTAAAGCTTACATATATTGGTTCTATATTCATATTAATTTCTCATCAGAAGTAATAATAAATCCATCAGTTAGTTTATGTAATTTATAACTCATACTACACCATCATTAAAATATCCAAGATATAACATACCATGATTTCTTTCCCCATCATAAGCAAACA